ATGAGCAGAGCACTTAACAAACTGAGCGATACACAGCTGAGGAAAATCAACGGCACACCCGCCCAAAAAACAGCCTTTCTTAATGACGGTGGAAACCTGAGCGTCAGGCATTCAACCAGTGGCCTTTTAACCTGGTATTTCACTTACAGGGCCGGAACGGGAAGGGGGGCACCACCGGAACGCATTAAGCTGGGAAATTATCCTGATCTGAGCCTGAAATCAGCCAGGGAAAAAGCCGCCCAGTGTCGCGCATGGCTGGCAGAGGGGAAAAATCCACGTCATGAAATGAATTACACCGTACAGGAAGCGTTAAAGCCGGTAACGGTTGGCGATGCGCTCACCTACTGGCTTGAGTCGTACGCAAAGGAAAACCGTGTGGATTATGACCCACTGAAAAAGCGGCTAAATAATCACGTAATACAGCACATTGGCCCTATGCCGCTGGATAAATGCGAGCTACGGCACTGGCTGGCCTGTTTTGATCGGGTGGCAAAGAAAGCCCCTGTTTCCGCCGGGTTCCTGCTACAGACATGCAAGCAGGCGCTTAAGTTCTGCAGGAAGCGGCGCTATGCAATCAGCAACGTTCTTGATGATATGAGTGTGGCGGACGTTGGGAAAAAACCGGATATAAGTGAGCGTGTCTTAAGTAACAAAGAACTTGGCGAATTATTGCAGGCACTGGACAAAAAAATATTTTCCCCTTACTACGTCGCACTAATCCGCCTCCTGATTGTTTTCGGATGCCGGACAGTAGAACTGAGGTTATCGGAGATCGGCGAGTGGGATTTTACCGAAATGCTCTGGACCGTTCCGAAGGAGCACAGCAAAACGAAGGTAGCCATATTCCGGCCCATACCGGAAGCGATACTGCCGTTCGTCACGCAGCTGGTGGAGCAGAACAGGCACACGGGCTTATTGCTGGGGGAAGTGAAACAGGAAACCAGCGTATCGCAGTACGGCAGATTAGCGCACAGGAGGCTAAAACACCCTCAATGGTCATTGCATGACATCCGGCGCACCTTTACAACCATGCTGAACGATTTAGGCGTTGATCCTCACGTCGTGGAGCAGCTTACAGGCCACCAGATGCCAGGAATGCAACGCGTGTACAACCATTCCCGCTATATTGATGCGAAACGCAATGCGCTTGATATGTGGGTGGAGCGGTTGGAGATACTGGCGGGAACACATGAAAACGTAACCACGCTACCAGTAACCAGAATAAAATAATTTTTTTCGTGTTTTTTCAGTATGCGCATACTGGATAAGTGCACAGATACAACGTGAAACAATGTGCAACAACGTGACACAATCACGAACAAGAGGCCAAAAAGAATACAGATTTGTAAGTTGCTGATTTTTAATGCTCAGCTGGTTTTTTATACATTAGTGAATTACGCGTTAAAGCGTGCGAAAAAAGGCATAAAACAAGATTTTATGCCTTTGTATTAACATGAATTTAAATGATTTTATCCTGATTATTCCTCTTTCTGTAAACCATGCGACACCAACATTTGCCAACTCTGAATCATCCTGACACAATCAGACACATCCCAACGCAATAGAACACGAAATAACTCTTTAAGAAACGAAAGGGGGCAATAGTGTTAAGCACTGATCGGTTTATACGTGAAAAAGAATGCGAAAAGCTAACAGGCCTTAGCCGCTCATGCCGCTACCGCCTGGAAAAGGCCGGACAATTCCCATCACGTCGTAAACTTGGTGGGCGTTCTGTTGGCTGGTCTTTATCTGAGGTTTTGGCCTGGAAGGATAGCTGAAGGCAGTTCACTAAAAAGACTGGCGGCACACAGTCGCCACACATCCACTAATACAGAGATATAACTATGAAGATTGAATATGCGCCCGAATGTGGGCGGGGATTCGTTCGCCCTGGTGAAACTGAAAAACAACAAAATTGGGGTTTTTCAGGCATAAAAAAAGCGGCCCCGATATGGAGCCGCCTTTCTGAACAATTAACCTGCTGCGCCTTATGTGTATGTGATCCCAAACATAAGCACGGGAATGATAGCCGCTATCAGGCTGGTGGGCAATTACCTTGCTTGTTGGGGCCGTATTGTGCTGCCATTTTCATCCGTTCAGAACGTGAATATTTTTTTAGAAACTCATCAAGGACAAAAGCGCATGGAGCGAATCTTTCTGATTCATGCTCGAGCGCCATATTTTCGTGCTCTCTGTTCGTTTTTTGCGATGGTGTATTGGTTGATTCTTTATTGGTCATTGTGTGTACCTGTAAAGCAATGCGCCGGAGTTCCTCACGCCACGGCGCTGATGTTTTTTATTCTTTGGGTTCAATACCGCGTTGCTGTAATTCTTTTCGGATTATTCGTTTTATCCAAGCTGCTAAAGAGTCATCACCGTCTTGTTGTTGTGCTTTTTCCATCTTTTCCCGTAAGTCAGGATCTAAACGGAACTGGAAAGGAGGATTACCACGCCTTTCATTTTTGTGTGTTGACACGTCAATTACACTCCATATAATGTGTTTATGTGTATATACACATTACACACAACTAGCACAAAAAACAACGCCCCGCAGTGATGGGAACACATACGGGGCGTCTAACCAAACCATTAATTGAGGTAACGATTATGGCTATAAAAGAGCATAGCTTACTCTTTATACACACACAAACGCCCCGGAAACGGAATAATCCGTTTCATAGTTCGGTTTTGTGTACTCATCCTGGCGGGCGATTCTTACGGGACTTTAGCCGCCGTGGGCAGCTTGCTAAAAATGCCTCCAACGCGAATAGTCCAGGTTTCATTTCTATCGGTATTAGTTGGATATTCAGAGGATTAGCCAGTTCGGCTTCAAGGCGAGCACAGGTTTCTAACTGCCTTTGCCGAATGATTTCATCTTCTTGCGTCTGCGTGTCTTGTATTGGTGATAGTGTGTTGTTGGTCATGGTACTGCCCTGTAAAGCAATGCGCCGTAGTACCTCACGCCACGGCGCTGATAGTGATTATTCTGATTCTTTGGTCTTGCGGCGCTGGCGGCGTTTGATTTCGCCGCGCATGGCTGCGTTTATAAACTGCCCCGTGCTTTCACCTTCTTCTTTCACGTTCTCCATGCCTTCAATAATTTCATGGGCAATACGTGCAGTTACAGATTGTGATTTTGCATTCTTTGGACCCGTTGCCATGTTTAACCCCTCATGTTTTTGGTGTAAGACAATATACACGAAAAAAAATATTTTGAAGGGTTGACGTGTAAGACACCGTTATTTTGCATTGTGTCTTACACCTTGTTAATGCAAGGTACAGAAAAGACGAAACCCCGCAGTGCTGGAACACATACGGGGCTTCTAACCAACAACGTAAACTAGGAGCCGTTATGGTTGCTGTAAATCATATACCACACCTTGTACACACACAAACTGCCTTTGTGTGGCGTTTTCTGGCCCTGAATATCGGAGAAAAAAACCAGTTGATCGCCAGTGTCGAAAATAGCTATGATTCCCGCGCACCTCATAAAACGGGTGTCGGGATTAGCCTCCTGAAAACAACTGAAGCGCACAGCACGCGCCCCGCGTGTTTTTTTGTGCCGCATAGTCACACCTTATCAATGGTGGGCTGTACGGGGGCGGAGCAATCCGCGCCGGTTTCTTCAGTGTCCGGTAAGGCTAACCCTGTACAGTCCGCCACCAGCGAAATTAGCCTTTTGCGTGGCGGTTATCTTAACCACACTGAGGAGGCTGCCAACATGGCTACTACCCCTGCCCTCGTACATTCTCAAACAGCCTTTATCTGGCGCTTTATTGCCTTTGGCGCGTCAGACCATCAAATCATCCACGTAACCGCCTGGACGGAACGCGAAGCGCGTAACCGTTGCCCGTACGGTTGTGTTGCTGTGTTCGCCGCCCGTATTCGTCAGGGGGCGCACCATGCACAATTATGAAGCGCACTTACCTGTAGTTCTTAATGTGCCGTCAGATTATACGGGACGCGTTTTGATATTTCTCGATAAAGGGAAAGTGAAATCACAATGCCGCCTTAGAAATAATGAGGTTGTTGGTTCTCTGGCTTTTTTTTCTGAGGCCTGTATTCGTGCCGGAATAAAACTTGAATCACTGACAGGAAAATAAAAACCATGAAAAAGAAAAATTCTGGCTTTACTGCCAGTGACTTCTCTCGGCCTGAAATCCGCCCCGGCGATATTTTCCGTGATAACTACGGCGGTACGGTAACGATTAAAGGCGTGGCAGAACGGCGCATCACCTACCGTCGTGAAGGCTACGAATATGATTGCGTGATGCCTGTTTATCAGTTCCGGCGTGATTTTTCTCTGGTACAGACCGCGCCGCATAACGTGCCCACCAGCAGGGAGAAAGCACGCGCCAATATTCAGAAGATGAAAAACATGATTAACGGATTCAGGGGCAAGAAATGAAAAGCGCACCGAACTTAAAAAAACAGCCTTACGACAAGATGACCGAAGTCATCATTTTTGCGGGTAGTGATGCGTGGGCACATGCGAAACAGTGGCAGGAACAGGACGGGCGACTGGCTGGCGATAATGTGCCTCCCATTGTGCTGGCTGATGATCAACTGGATGAACTGGCAGACCTGAGAATCATCGACGAGGGGCGCTATTGTGTCCGGCTGTACAAGGCAGGCCACATCAGGCCATCAAATATTAATGCCATTGCGCACAAGCTGGCGGCGGCGGGCGTAACTGATGCGAATTATTACCCCGAAGGGATACACAGCCAGAAGCGGGAGAACTGGCGCGAATATCTGGAACGGGAGCGGGGGAAAAAGCCAGGGGAAGAACACCACCAGCGAAAAACCACGCTACCGATGAGCGTTGGATCTGCCGGATACGACACGCAATTAGATTACGTGGTAAAGGGGATTATTCCGGCATCGTCGCTATGCAGCATATACGGGGCAAGCGGTTCCTATAAATCATTCCTTGCGGGTTCGTGGGCGTGTCACGTTTCCACGGGCCGCCAGTGGGGAGGCCGCAGGGTGGCGCATGGCGCTGTTCTCTATGTGGTTGGTGAAGGCGGTATCGGCGTTCCGCGTCGTGTAAAAGCCTGGGAGGTTGTGCACGGTGAGCAGGTGAAAAATCTGTATCTGGTAAACCGTCCAGTTTTTCCGGCTGTCCCGCTTGATGTTGATGAACTGGTTATCGCTGCCCGTCAGGTGGAGCGGGAAACGGGTAAACCTGTACGCATGATTATTCTTGATACTCTGGCGCGTTGCTTTGGTGGCAATGATGAAAATGATTCCCGTGATATGGGGGCGTTTATCCGTGGGTGTGACGAGCTTAAACGGCGCACAGGGGCCACGGTGCTGGTGGTTCACCATTCCGGCAAGGATGAGACGAAAGGCGCGCGCGGTTCCAGTGCATTTCGTGCTTCGCTGGATGCTGAATACCGGATACGCAGGGAGGACGCAGGAAGCGAAGCGCTGGTTATCTCATGCACCAAAATGAAGGACGCGGAGGAACTCAAAGAGGCTGCCTATGATTTGCGGGTGGTGGAGCTTTTTACCGACGCTGACGGGGAGTTAATCACGTCGCTGGTGGTGGTGGATAAGCCGCGCCCTCCCGTTGAACTGGAGCGCATCGAGGAGGCAGGCAACAAGACGGAAAACCATACCGCACTATGGGGGTGCATCCGTTCACGCACACAGAACGGCGACAAGTGCACGATCCCGCTGTTACGTGATGACATGAAACGGCTTGGGTATGACGTGAAAAATATGCGGCGATGGTTAGCCAAACTGGAAAAAGACGCCGTGATTTACATTGATGGTGATGATGTAGGACCACTGTAAAAAGTGAGTAGCAAAAGTGAGTAATGGTGAGGTTTTTACAAAATATTAACACGATTGCTCACTTTCTCACCTGTATACATACTCAAAAGTGAGGAGTAAAAAAATGCTTATGAAACATGCGCATATAAAACACGAAAATCTCAAGCGAGACGAAGTGAGACGCGTTAAAAAGTGAGGCGTAAAAGTGAGCGCGAGTGAGGAGATAACCAAAATGCGCAGAGACAGAACAGCGCCAAAATATAAAGCGTTAGACATGACAGAGCACGCTTTAAAGGTGGCAATCAGAACGATAGACCGCCACGCGGGGGAAGGATACGCGAAGGAACATCCCGACCTGATAAGCGCATTCATGACCACAGCGGCGGCAAACTTTGCCACGCTGACAGAACGGGAGATTGCCGAAGCGGAACAGGTAACAACCATCAACGTTAAAACCGGAGAGGTGGAATCATGAGCGAACCAAAATTTGGTGAAAATTTTACAAGCACAACGGACGGATCACGATTCTGCAAATAAGCGCAGCTACACCAGGCTGGTGGGTTGAAACAGACGAAGGATCCTCACCCGTGGCATCATGGGCGCTTTGTGTGCTTAGTTACCCTGACCGCGATGTGTATCAGGATATTCTGCCTGTGATATCCACTGACAAAGGCATGAAACCCGTAGACATCAAAAAAATGGGTTTTCAGTGCGTAATGCTCACTGAAAAATGATGGAAGAGATGAAAAAGATGAAAAAGAACAACGCCGGATCGCTTCACTGAGGTGGCAATATGACAGCACAAATTGCAGCTTACGGGCGGCTGGTGGCTGACCCGCAGTTAAAGACCACCAGCAAGGGTACACAAATGACGATGGCGAGTATGGCGGTCCCCCTTCCGTGCAGCCAGGCAGATGACGGAACGGTGACGATGTGGTTATCCGTCCTGGCATTTGGCAGACAGGCCGAAGCACTGGCAAGGCACCGCAAAGGTGAACTCCTGACCGTGGCGGGTAACATGCAGATCAGCCAGTGGACCGGACAGAACGGGGAAACACGGCAGGGGTATCAGGTTATTGCAGACAGCGTAATCAGTGCCCGCGCGGCACGTCCAGGCGGGAACAGACGCAAAACCACAGGCACACAGGGTAATCAGCCACCAGCGGGAGGCGATGACCCTTACGGTGACGGTATTCCGTTCTGAGGGGGTGACGATGGTACATGACCGCATAGCGGAGGAACTCGAGGCAAAAGGCTTTTACCGGAGGGCGTCGGCGCGATGGGGTGAAGTCATGCAACTGGTGGAGACAGACAAGGAACGGCATCAGGTTACGATGCGACGGCTGGAATGTTCCAGGAAGGCACAGAGGCCACCGGAGCCGCCAACGGAGAACTACGCAGACCTGAGAAATGCAGTAAATCGCACTTATGCAGACATGGGGCTGAGCAAATTAGCTGAGTAGGAATATCAGAACCACACCACGCAGCCGGAGCAATCCGGCTTTTTTTGCGTCATTTGAAATGGTATGGCGCACTACTGGCTTTTCGTCACGGTCCGGCATAGTTACTATCTGAAACAAACAGACACAACAGAGGAAAAAACAATGCCGACGAAATTTGATGAGATATTAAAACAGCGTGATAAATACCATGCTGACAACATGGAGACGATGAACATCACTGATTACCGAGCATTCCTGGAAACGGGGGCGCTGATTGAAAAGGATCATCATGGTTTTGTTCGTTGCGCGCTATCCGGTGAAATGCTGGCGGTAAATCCTGAACAGACAGATGCATTGATAGAATTTCTGAAAGGGATCAGGGACTGAGCACCCATACAGCCGGAGCAATCCGGCTTTTTGTTATTTTTTGTAAATTATTTGTTCGTGGTTGTTCCACGTTGTTCACTGAGCGGATCGGCATATTTTACCCGAACTGAATCATGATTATTCTCGCCCGTGGTGCCAGGACGCTGGGGCCACTTTCCCGCCTGTTAATGTGCTCGCCAATATTCATTACCAGGCGGGAAAACGATCGGTGCGATTGCTGATTCCCTTATGAAAAACGGTTGAGTTTTTGCCGCGTCCTGGAGTTCCTTACTTAACCCCAGGACTTTTTTTATGCCGAGAATAATCGAATTACGCCAGCAGAAAACCGCCATTAAAAATCAGATGCGCGACATGCTGGAGAACGCGGAAAAAGAAAACCGCAGTCTTAACGATGCTGAGGGCGCAAAATTTGACGAATTACGCGCTAAAGCTGAATCCCTCGATAAAGACATTTCCCGCCTTGAAGCCATTGCAGACGAAGAGCGCAGCAAGCCAGGTAAAAGCAGCCAGACCACTGACCCCGCAGAACTACGCAGCTACATTCTGACAGGTGAAACCCGCGCATTAAGTACAGGCGTTCCCGCTGATGGTGGTTATACCGTTATCCCCGAACTGAACACCGAAATCATGCGAATGCTGGCGGATGAGTCCACCATGCGCCGCATCTGTACCGTGAAAAAAATCAGCAGCAACGAGTTTAAGCAGCTTGTTTCCGCTGGCGGTGCGACCGTTAACCACGGTGAAGAGGGTAAGGCACGCGAACAGACCAGCACCCCGCAGATTAACGAGGTGAGCATTAAGCTGTATCCGGTCTATGCGTACCCGCGCACCACACAGGAAATCGTGGATTTTTCCGATGTGGACATCCTTTCATGGCTGACGGGTGAGATTGGCGACACCTTCACGGAAACCGAAGAAAGCGATCTGGTTGTGGGCGACGGTGACAAAAAAGCAAAAGGTTTTTTATCCGTACCCCGTGCAGAGAAGAACGACAAAGAGCGTGATTTTGGTACGTTGCAGGTAATTAAACCTTCCGAATCTCTGGCGTGGACATCTGCGGACCCGCTGATCGACCTGAAATTTGCATTACGTAAAAAATACCGCAAAAACGCGGTCTGGGTGGTTAACTCCACGACGGCGGCAAAACTCCAGAAGGTGAAGAACGCGAACGGTGATTACATCTGGCGTGACCGTTTACAGGCGGGTGATCCTGATACGTTGCTGGGCCTTCCGGTCGAATATCTGGAGTTTATGCCTGATAACGTTATTGCCCTGGGTGACTTCAAACGCGGTTACTACATTGTTGATCACGAAACAGGTGTTCGCACCAGACCGGACAACCTCACAGAGCCGGGCTTCATCAAAATTTTCACGCAGAAATATTTAGGCGGTGGCGTGGTGGATTCGAACGCGATCAAGATTCTGGAACTGCCACAGGACGACGATTAACAGCATACAGAAGGGGCTTAAAAGCCCCTTTAGTGTTTTATGGGTGAAAAAATTATGAAGAGTATGGAAATCCGGTCATCGGAAATCACCACCAGCGGCAGCAACACGCTTACAGGCTACGTTGTTCGCTGGGATAAGCTTTCAGAACTGTTATGGGGTGAGTTTTACGAAAAATTCCAGCGGGGGGCGTTTACTGAATGGCTTGCGGCGGGTAATGACGTTCGCGGCCTGTATGAGCATGACCACAGTATGTTACTGGGGCGCACCCGTTCCGGCACGCTGAAACTGGAAGAGGATGAAACAGGGTTACGCTTTGAACTGACCCCACCGGATACCAGTACAGGGCGCGACGTTATCGAACTGGTTAAACGTGGTGATATATCCGGCATGAGCTTTGGCTTTCGCTCCCGTAAGGATGTATGGGATACCACAACAGATCCATGCGTGCGCACCGTGCTGGTGGCGGAACTGTACGAAATTACCGTTACATCGGTACCGGCTTACCCCGATTCCGGCGTGGAGCTGGCCCGCCGTTCCCTGTATGAGCAGCACCCCGAAAAAATGCCGCGTGCGGATAATCGCCGCTGGTGGGTGGATTTAGCGGGGGTGTGATATGTGGCCTTTCAGAAGAAAAAAAGAGCAGCGCAGCATGACGCTTGATGAATTTATGGCGCTGGCTGGCACATCGAACACGGGGGCGGGTGAGTACGTATCATCGGGGACAGCGGAATCACTGCCTGCCGTCATGAACGCCGTTACGGTCATCTCTGAGGCGGTGGCTACCATGCCGTGTTACCTGTACCTGGTACGCAATGAGAAGGGGAAGGAGGCCCGCGAGTGGCTTGATTCTCATCCGGTCGATCACATCCTCAACGAGCGCCCGAACGCATGGCAAACCCCCTACCAGTTTAAGCGAATGATGATCCGCCACTGCCTGTTAAACGGTAATGCTTATGCGGTTATTCAGTGGGGGCGTGATGGTTTTCCGGCGGCTTTACATCCTTACCCGCCGCAGTCGGTGAACGTGGAGCAGACAGGCGAACACAACTGGCGCTATTGCATCACTGACGCCTACACCGGAAACACCCACAACTATTTACCGTGGGAAGTACTTCACCTTCGTTACTCCACGGATGACGGCTTTATGGGGCGCTCACCTGTAACCATCTGCCGCGAATCGCTGGGGCTTGGGCTGGCCCAACAACGCCACGGCGCGAGCGTGATGCGTGATGGCATGATGGCGGCAGGGGTTATCACGTCAGGTGAATGGCTGGACGGCGTGAAGGGCAAACAGGCATTAGCCGCACTGGAACGCTACAAAGGGGCCAGAAACGCCGGAAAAACGCCCATCCTTGAAGGGGGGATGAGCTATCAGCAGCTGGGCATGAGTAATCAGGATGCTGAATGGCTGGCCTCCCGTCGCTTTACCATTGAAGACATCGCCCGAATGTTCAACGTCTCGCCGATTTTTTTGCAGGAATACAGCAACAGCACCTACAGCAATTTCAGCGAGGCAAGCCGCGCATTTCTCACCATGACGATGCGCCCGTGGCTGGCGAACTTTGAGCAGCAGATAAAAAACGCCCTGCTGGTGGCCTCGCCTGTACCTGGTATCCGGTATCAGGTGGAGTTTGACAGCGCGGACCTGTTACGGGCCACACCTGGCGAACGCTTTGCCACCTATGAGCGCGGCATCAAATCCGGCGTTATGTGCCCGAACGAAGCCCGCGAACGTGAAGGACTGTCACCGCGTGATGGTGGTGATGAGTTCAGTCAGGCATGGAAACAGGAAGTAAAAATCAGCGAGGGAGAAAAACCGGAATGAACATAGGGCGACTGCGTGACAGGATAACGATTCAGACCCTGAAACAGACCAGAGCCATGACGGGCGAAATACTCGAAACGTGGGAGGACGGTCACACACTCTGGGCAAGCGTGAACATGATCAGCAGCAAGGAGGCCATTTCATCGGGCGCAGAGCTGGCGATTGGTACCGTAAGGATCTGGATACGGTACCGGAAGGACATCAACGCCACCAGCCGGATAAAGGTCAGTACGGGGCCGCTGGCGGGGCGTGTACTGAATATCATCGGGCAGCCGTTGCCGGATGTCGCCAGGACACGCCTTGAAATTCTTTGTCGTGAGGGCGCGGAAAAATGACAGAAGAACTTATCACCCTGGAAGAAGTGAAACTCCATTGCCGTATCGATGGAGACGAGGAAGACCAGTTAATCAGCGGATACATTGCCGCATCGCTTGAGGCGTGCCAGATACACATAGGCAGGCGCTTTGATGACGGGCTGGAGTTCACGCCAGCCATAAAGATTGGCTGCATGATGTTTATCGCTCACCTGTATGAGAATCGCCAGATTGTCGCGGATAACGCAAAAACACGCGTACCCATGACGATTGGCGCACTCTGGACGGCTTACCGTGATGTGGGGGTGTACTGATGCCGTGGCAACCATTAAGACGATGCACAGAACCAGGCTGTAACAGGCGCGTTAAATCCGGCAAGTGTGAGGAGCACAGGCGGGCGGCATGGCGTGCAGAGGATGCCAGACGAGGACACCGCCGCGCGCGTGGATATTCCAGACAGTGGGACAAATACCGCGCCATGTATCTGAGTAAAAACCCGTTATGCGTGCGATGCCTTGAGAAGGGGATATATACGCCCGCCGTGGTGGTGGATCACATTATCCCGATTAATGGCGGTGATGATGTTCTCTTCTGGCCCGAATGGAACCATCAACCATTGTGCCAGGCGTGTCATAACCAGAAAACGAAATGGCTTGATCCGGCAACAAAAAGCAAGCGTGCCGCAGGTGGATTTCGTGAAGAGGAAGAACGGGCCGCTAACCGCAATAACTGGATGTATGACGCTGATGAATGAGCGGGAACAAAACCGCCTTATCCGTGGACTTATAAGGCAGCGTGACGCATGGAAGACACAGGAAACAGGGCATAAAGATAAAGCGTCAGGACGCGCAGAACGCATCACAGCGAAGCGATTAACCGACCGTGACCGCGAGGTTATGGAATGTTTCCGCAATCGCTGATGAGGCTGTATGACGGGGTGGGGGGCGTTTTCAGGACAAACCCGACCCCGCCGGGCACCGAACGCCTCCTCAAATTTTTATGCACGGGAATTTTTTGAAAAATAATCTGGCGAAAAAATAAGCATGTCAAGACCACCGAAAGCCCCCGCCTACCTGGATGATATCGCCGTGAAGCAGTGGCGGGAAAAATCTAGGCAGCTTGCGGAACGGGGAGACCTGACCCCCGCCGACTGGAGCAATCTGGAACTGTATTGTGTCAACTACTCCATTTACCGGAAAGCCGTTGCAGACCTTGCGGCGCGCGGGTTCAGCATTGTTAACAGTCAGGGCGGTGAGAGCAGAAACCCCGCATTAAGCGCAAAATCCGACGCTGAAAGAGTGATGATAAAAATGGCCTCTTTGCTCGGTTTTGACCCGATAAGCCGCCGTAAAAATCCACCGGAAACAGAAGAAGAGGACGAGCTTGACCGCCTGGAATAAGTACGCAGAAGACGTAAAAACGGGCAAAATTCCGGCCTGTAAACGGCTGAAACAGGCCGTTAAACGGTACTTTTCGGACCTTGAAAGCCCCCTTTACACGTTCGATCGTGAGGTTGTGGAGCGGTTTATTGCCTTTTCCAGGGTGTGCCCGCACGTAAAAGGGCCGATGCGTGGCAGACCCATTGAGCTGGAGCCGTGGCAGCAGTTCGCCTTTGCGTGCATCCTCGGCTTTAAGGTTAAGGCCACCGGACGGCGCAAATACACGAGCGCCTTTATCGAAGTGCCGCGCAAAAATGCGAAATCCACGACCGCCGCGATTCTGGCTAACTGGTTTCTGATTATGGAGAACGGGCAGCAGGATATTTACACCGCAGCGGTGAGCCGTGACCAGGCGCGGATCGTTTTTGATGATGCGCGTCAGATGTGCCTTTTATCCCGACCGTTACGCAGGCGGGTGAATATTCAGGCCCACAAAGTGATGCACCCGAAAAGCAACAGCCTGTTAAAGCCGCTGGCAGCAAAAGCGGCAACCATCGAGGGCACAAACCCAAGCCTTTCCATCGTGGACGAATACCACCTACACCCCGATAACGGCGTTTATTCCGCGCTTGAGCTGGGGATGGGCGCACGTCCCGAAGGGCTGTTATTTGCCATTACCACATCGGGCAGTAACGTCGTTTCAGCCTGTAAGCAGCACTATGATTATTGCTGCCAGATCCTGGACGGCGAAGAGGTCAACGATTCAATTTTTGTACTGATTTACGAACTGGACGACGAAAACGAGGTTGATGATCCGGCGATGTGGATAAAGGCTAACCCTAACATCGATGTTTCCGTGGATCGTGAAAAACTGGCCTCAACCATCCAGAAAGCGCGGGGTATTCCGTCGCAATGGGTGGAGATGATGACAAAGCGATTTAATATCTGGTGCCAGGGGGCTACCCCGTGGATGGGTAACGGCGCATGGGCTGAGTGTGCCGGAACGTTCACGGAGGAAGATTTACACGGGCAGGAGTGTTACGCGGGGCTGGACTTATCATCAACCAGCGATATTTCCAGCGTGTGCTATGCCTTTCCGGTCGGTAAAAATATCATGCTGGTTTCCCGTCATTATCTGCCGGAGTTCCAGCTACAGAACCCCGCCAATAAAAACCGCGCTGTCTATCGCCAGTGGGCTAAAGCGGGCTGGATACGCACAACGCCAGGTGACTGCATTGATTACGACCGGATCAGAGATGACATCATGCAGGATGCGGAGAAATTTAATATCAGGCTGGTGGGCTTTGATACGTGGAACGCCACGCATCTCAGGACGCAATTACAGGGGGCAGGCTTTGAGGTGGAGCCGTTCCCGCAAACCTACCTCAGATTCAGTCCGGCGGCGAAATCGTTCGAAGTTTTTGTTAACCGCAGGGTGATTGTGCATCGTGGCGATCCGGTGTTGTCCTGGTCGATGAGTAACGTCGTGATGCAGAGTGACGCGAACGCCAATATCAAGCCGAACAAGAAAAAATCACCGAACAAGATAGACCCGAGCGTGGCGGCGCTGATGGCGTTTGGTACATTCCAGGCAGAGCATGAGGATTTTGCTTTTGATATAAGCGACAGCCACCGCCAGAAACTGGAAGAATTTAGCGGGGTGTAATGAGGTCAGCAGCATGACAGAAGCCGAAATACTGCGATTAATCCGCCGCGTCTCTGGAATCAGCCAGCAGGCTGACGAACAGACCACGCAGCCGGACAGCGTGACAGCCGAAAATTATGCGCGTGTT